GAATCCTTATCTGTTATTAAAGGTCGTCTGAATTTCAGACGACCTTTCTTTTTGGAGATGTCATGCCGGCAATTCGTGTCGATGTCAGCAAAATGGTCGCACGCTTGGATGATGTCCGGCGCCGACAAGTCCCGTTTGCCGCTAAAAATGCGGTGAACAAACTTGCTGCACAGGCAATCGGCAATCTGCAAGATGAAATGAGGGATTCGTTCTTCAACCCGAAGCCGTGGACGTTGAACAGTCTGTTTGTCAGACAGTATGCAACCAAGGAGGAATTGACCGCCGTGGTCGATTTCAAGGACGGTGCAAAGGATAGAAGCGCGGGCAAATATCTGACGGCGCAAATTTATGGTGGAAGCCGTCGGGCGAAAGGTATTGAGGCGTTTCTGGTTTCGCGGGGATTGATGCCCGCGGGGTATCGGATTGTGCCGTCAGATGCGGTAAGGCTTGACCGTTTCGGCAATATCACGCTGGCTGCGTTTCGGGCAATGGTGCGCGGATTGAACGACGGGACGCATTTCTCCCTACTTAAACGACGCGGCAAACTGTCTCCGGGAATTTATAAGCGACAAAAAAGAAAAGTAAAAGCATTGGTTGTGTATGTGTCAGCGGCACAGTATGAAAAACGTCTCCGGTATTTTGAGGTTGCTGAACAAGCTGTCGTCAGTAATCAGCAGGCAGTCTTTGCCGAAGAACTCGAAAAAGCATTAGCCACAGCCCGATAAGGTACTTCCTGGACTTTCAGCCACGCGGGTAATTCGAGCCGCGATTTCTGTTAAGCGACAGGTTTGTATGGGTTGCTTGCTGGGTTAATGAGGAACTGACATGAAAGTGAATAAAAGACAGCTTGCCGATATTGTCGGTGTTACGGAACAGGCTTTGACCAACTGGCAGAAAGAAGGCCTACCGGTGGCGGCCTATGCAGATAAAAACGGGCTTGCGAATGAATACGATACCGTTGCGGTTATCCGCTGGCTGTTGCAGCGGGAACTGAAACGGCTGAACAAGGAAAAGCCGCGCGACCGGCTGGACAGGGTGAAGGCTGAATTGGCTGAACTGGAGCGGGACGAAAAATTAGGACAGCTTGCGCCAGCCGCGATGTTTGAGCGCGCATGGGGCGACCATGTTTTAGCGGCGCGGACGGAATTTTTAACGATGCCCGAGCAGTTGGCGGCTGAACTGACGGCGACGTCGGGCGTGGAAATAGACCCTGACATCATTGCGGCGTACATCAACAGGGCGCTGGAAAAATTATCGAATTACGGAGCAGAAAACGATGGAGATGACAGCCGCAACCATGCAGGCGCGGATGGCTGAAACAGTGGCGCGGGTGTTGCGGCAGGCGTGCCGGAAATGGGCACCGCCGCGCAAGATTAAAACCCGCGACTGGGCGAACAAGTACCGCTATCTTTCCAGCATAGAGGCCGCCCGACCGGGCAAATACGTTTTGGACGTAACACCGTATCTGGCATGGGAAAACAGCCCGCTTGATGCGCTGGACGACCCGTCCGTGCAAGTGGTTGTTTGCCAGAAATCGGCGCAAGTGGCGTGGACTTCGGGTGTGCTGGGTAACTTTTTGGGCAAATCCATCGATGCCGAACCCAGTCCGATATTGGTTCTGTTCCCGAAAGAGGGGGCGGCTAAAGAGTACATGGACGAAAAATTCGTTCCGATGGTCGAAGCGACGCCCGCCTTGCGCGAGAAAGTCGATACCCGTATCCGCGCACAAGGGCAGCGGCAGTTATTCAAAAAATTCCCCGGCGGTTTTCTGAAGCTGGTGGGCAGTAACAGCCCCGCCAGTGTGAAATCGTCGCCGGTGCCGATTGTGTGTGTGGAAGAGCCGGACGACTGTAACCTGAACCTGCGGGGTCAGGGCGACAGTATCAAGCTGGCGAAGGAGCGAACCAAAACCTACCGCCGCCCGAAAATCGTATTAGGCGGCACGCCGACTATTGCGGGCGTCTCGACAATCGCCGCCGAAATGGAGTTGTCGGATAAGCGTGTCGGCATGGTGCCGTGCCACGAATGCGGCGAAGCCCATGTGTTGAGCTTCGATTACCTTTCCTGCGACGAAGACCCGAACGGCAACCATCCCGTTTTCGGCAAAAAGCTGCCGGAAACGGCGCATTACACCTGTCCGAACTGCGGCGCGGTGTGGAACGACATGCAGAAAAACCGTAATGTGCGTCGCGGTTGGTGGCAGGCGACCGCGCCTTTTCACGGCACGGCAGGTTTTTACCTGAACGAGCTATACAGCCCGTTCCCCGGCAGTGTGTTTTCCGAACTGATGAAAAAATGGTTGACCGCGCAATACGAAGCGGACAACGGCGATATATCGCCGATGATTGCCTTCGTCAATTCGTCCATCGGAATCCCGTTCGAAATGACCAATGACGGCGTGAAGGAAGACGACCTGGCAGAACGCGGCGAAGACTACGCCGAAAACACCGTTCCGCGCGGCGGTCTGATTCTGACTATGGGCGTGGACGTGCAACATGACCGGCTGGCCGTCATCATCCGCGCATGGGGGCGCGGCGAGGAAAGCTGGCTGGTTTGGTGGGGCGAAATCCACGGCAACACGGTGGACGTCAAATCCGACGTGTGGCGCAAACTGGCCGAGATGATTTTTCAGACGGCCTACAAACACGAAACCGGCGCGGGAATGAAAATCGCGGCGGTATCGATAGACAGTTCGGACGGCAATACCTCCGACGCGGTGTATCACTTTGTGCGCGGCTGCCGCGGCGTGAAAGCGGTGAATGTGATGGCGGTCAAGGGCAGCACCAACCCCGATAAAGAGATTTTCAGTCGGGCGCGGGCGATTGACTTGAAGCACAAAAACACCAAGGCCGACAAATTCGGCGTGCAGGTGTACAGCGTCGGCGTATCGCGGGCGAAAGACTTGCTGATAGACGAGCACGCTCGAATCAATCTGGAAGGAAGCGGGGCAGGGCGGATGCACTTTTACAAAGATGTCCGCGCCGATTACTGCGGCCAGTTGTTGAGCGAAGTCAAAGTACCCAGCCGCATGAACAAGCACAAAAAGGTTTGGCAGAAGAAAGTCGGCGTACGAAACGAGGCGTTGGACTGCGAAGTCTATGCCCTGCATGCCGCCCGCTCGGTCGGCACGCATACCATGTCGGCGGCAAAATGGGCGTTATACGAAAACGCGCTGTTGCAGTCGGAATTGTTTGCCGAACCAAAACCCGTCGAAAAGGTGCAGGAAAAAACGAAGGCGGACAGCGGCAGCGGTTTTGCGGCAACCAGACGCCGTAAGGGCGGTAACTTTGTTACCAATTATTGATTCAGGCCGTCTGAATAGATGGCTGTCCAGCCGGTTAAGCGTCAACCGGACGTCAGAAAACGCTTTTCTGCTACATTTCAGATTAGGGCTTGATACGACGTTGCCCGAAGTTAGAGGGTGCGGCCAAGGTTTGCGGCCGCCTTTTAAGTGCAAACCAAGAAAAAGGCCGTCTGAACAGCAGATTTCAGACGGCCTTTATACGGCTATAACCATGAATGAAAAAGAACAGGTTCTATCACACATTCGGACGCATCCGGGTTGCACATCGACCGGTGTTGCCAATGAGGTGTATGGAAAGCAGAAGTGGAGCGGCTGGATTTTTGCCCGCCGCGATATTGATACGCTGATTGAGGAAGGCTTGGTGGAAGAGCGTTTTGAGCAAGGCGTCAGTAAATTTTATGCAAAAGAGGCCGTCTGAAAATGAACGGTAATGAGTATGCGGTAGAGCTTGAAGAAGCGCGAGAAATTCTGAACAGCCTTCGAAAAGCCTACAAGGAACATGCGGCAGGCAGGGGCATGACCAAGCGGTACAAAATCAAAGACCGCGAAATGGAATTTTCCAGCCTTGCCGATTTGTTGAAGCAGATACGGTTCTGGCAGCAGGAAATCAAGCGGCTGGAAGCGGCGGCGGGTATTTCTCCGCGCCGTTCAGGCCGTATCATCACGCGATTTTAGGATGAGCTATGGCAAAACAATCAAATGCCGCGCCGCAAAAGCGCGGTTTTTTTGCGCGTTTGTTCGGCGGGCGGGAAGCCGCCCCGAAAACAGCCCGCCGCAACTTTGCCGGAGCGCGTCCGGTCGGGTCGCTGGCTTCGTGGCAGCCGCAAAACTGGTCGGCGGACGCTTTGGCGCGGTCAGACCTTGACCGCCTGCGCGCCCGCGCCCGCAGCCTTGCTCGCGACAACGACTACATGCGCAAGTTTTTGAACATGGTCGAAAGTAACGTTATCGGGCGCGACGGTTTTGCCCTGCAAATGCGTGTTTTGCTGGATAACGCCGACAAGCCCGATGCCTTGGCGAACAAAGCCATCGAAGCAGCGTTTTCCCGCTGGGCGCGGCGCGGGGTGTGCGACGTTACCGGCCAGATGTCTTTTACCGACCTGCAACGGCTGCTGATTCGCAGCGTGGCGCGGGACGGCGAAGTGCTGATTCGTCATATTTCAGGGTTTGACAATGATTACGGCTATGCGTTGCAGGTGCTGGATATTGACCGTTTGGATACGGGATACAACGTTCCGCAGCAAAACGGGCGCAACGCCGTGCGCATGGGTGTCGAGTTAAACAGCTATTCCCGTCCTGTGGCGTACTGGTTGCGTACGGCGCATCCGGGCGAATCATACGGACAGACGAATACGGGCAATTTACGCGAACGGGTGCCGGCGGAGCAAATCAGCCATATTTTCCTGCACGACCGCCCAGAGCAGCGGCGCGGCTTTCCGTGGGTGGCTTCGGCCATCATCGGTCTGCAAAACCTGTCGGGCTATCAGGAAGCGGCCATTATCGCCGCCCGTGTCGGCGCATCGAAAATGGGCTTTTTCAAACAGACGGAAGACGCCGACAACTTCATGCCGCCGATTGACGGGCAAGAGGTCGATAACGGGCGCGGCAGCATCGATTTAATCGATTCGGTCGAGCCGGGCACATTTCACGAACTGCCGCAGGGTTACGACTTTACGCCGTTCGACCCGGATTACCCGCACGCCAATTACGACGCATTCGTTAAAGCCAGCCTGCGCGGTATCGCCAGCGGTTTGAACGTGGCTTATCACAGTTTGGCGAACGACCTTGAGGGCGTGAACTTTTCCAGTATCCGCAGCGGGACGCTGGAGGAACGCGACACATGGATGACGTTGCAAAACTGGTTTGCCGAAGCGTTCTTGTATGACGTATTCGACCGCTGGATTGAGGCGGCGTTGCTAATGGGCGCAATCAAGATGCCGTCCGGCAAATCGCTGCCTGCCGGCAAGCTGGACAAGTTCAAGGCCTGCAACTGGCAGGGGCGCCGCTGGTCGTGGGTTGACCCGCTGAAAGATATTAATGCGCATAAAGAGGCGGTGGCGCTGACGGTCAAATCCCGCCGCGATATTTGCGCGGAAATGGGTTTGGATTTTGAAGATGTTATTACCCAAATCGAACAGGAAAACCAGATGTTGGCAGGAAAAGGAATCATTGTCGACGTAAAACCGGCCGCATCGGCGGCAGAACCGGAATCGGAGGATAGCCCGAATGAAGAAAATGAAGCCTGATAAGGCGCAAATGCAGCAAATGAGCCGCTTTGCCGTATTTCAGCGCGAAAGTGTTGATGTTGAAAAACGGACGGTCGAAGTGGCGTTTTCCAGCGAAGAGCCGGTAGAACGCTGGTTCGGCGAAGAAGTATTAAGTCATGCGGCGGGTGCCGTTGACTTGAGCCGTCTGAACGACGGTGGCGCGGTGCTGTTCAATCATGGCTGGAGCGACCAAATCGGCGTCATCGAACGTGCTTGGATTGATGCCGACAAGCGCGGCCGTGCCTTGGTACGTTTTGGCAACGGTGCGAAAGCGGCGGAAAAATTCCAAGACGTGCAAGACGGCATCCTACGCCATATCAGCGTCGGCTACCGCGTGGAAGACATGGTATTGGACAATCCCGATGCAGACGATGAGGACTACCGTTACATCGTTACCCGCTGGATGCCGTATGAAATCAGCTTTGTAACCGTTCCGGCCGACCCGACAGTTGGTGTCGGCAGATCGGCGGAACCATTTATTGAAAACCCTGTAAACCCAACCCCTGAAAAAGGAAATCGAAACATGGATAAAAATCAAATTCCCGCTGCGGTGGAAACTCCCGCTGCTGCAATCCCTGCCATCGCAGCAACCGATACCAACAACACTGCCGAACGCGGTATGCAGAATGAACGCGCCCGCGTTTCCGAACTGTTGGCCATTGGTCGCAGTTACGCCGCCCACGGCGGTATCGAAGCCGCCGAAAAGGTTATTAAAGAGGGTGGCAGTGAAGCCCAATTACGCGCCGCTATCATGGCAAACATGCAGACGAAGCCGACCGTTACCGCCGGTGAAATCGGCATGACGGATAAGGAACAGCGTGAATTTTCCCTTCTGCGCGCCATGTCTGCCGCCGCAACCGGCAAATGGGACAAAGCGGGCTTGGAACGCGAAGTGTCGGAAGAGTTGGAAAAACGACATGGTCGCGCAGCGGCAGGCTTCTTTGTGCCGACTGATTTGATTGCCCGCGCTTACAGCAAAGGCAATGCGGCAAACGGCGGCAACGTCATCGAAAACGACTTCCGCGAAGACTTGTTCATCGAACTGCTGCGCAACCGACTTGCCGTTGCCCAGTTGGGCGCCACCGTACTGGACGGCTTGGTCGGCGACATCACCATTCCGAAACACCTGACCGGAAACACCGTTCAATGGGTGGATGAAAACGGCAGTGCGACCGAATCGAACGCCACTTTCGGACAAATGA